CACGCTGCGCTGCCGGCAGACCTGCCGCTTTTCGCGCGACGGGATCGCCCGCGCCGAAGCGCGTGGTCTGCTGCGCGTGCGGAGCCGATCCGTTCGCCGCGGCGCTTTCAACCTCTTCGTCGTCCGCGGCCGGCTCGGTCTGGAAAATCTCGATGAAGTCGGGCACCTCGCGCTCGATGTACGTGTCCAGCGGTTCGAGTGAGGCCTTCTCGTCGGCCTTGGCGCGGACCATCGCCACCTTGACCGTCACCATCTTGCCCGACTCCTCGTCGCGCTCCTGCACGTCCTTGAACTCCACGTGGAGCTTTTCCCGCTCCATGAAGCGCATGAACGCTGGCAAGTTCGCGAAGCCCATCGCGTCGGCCACGTCGACGTACAGCTCCTCGGCGTCGCGTTCCGCGAGCCGGGTCTTCTGGTCGCCATGCTCCTTGACGAGCGTCACGAGGTCGGCGGCCTTGAGATTCAACTTCTTGAATGCCTCGAACTCGGCCGCGTCCTCTTTCGACAGCAGGACTTGGCCATCCTTCGGCTTGGCGCCTTGCGCTTGCTCGGCTTGCTGCTCGAGTTCGCGGTTCCGGAGGCGCAACTTGAACAGGCGTTGGTTGAGCTTTCGCTCGCGGGCGGGGACGTCGTTGCCGCGATACAGCGCGGTCAGCTCGTCCTTGAACTCCGCGAGAATACTCTCGCGGGTTGGTGCTGCGCCCTTACCGTCGCCGTTCTCGCCTGGAGGCATGGGTGCGCGCGCCGCGCGCGGGTCTAGAAGGGTCGTGCGCGAGTCGTATTCGTGGCTCGCGTGACCGGCGCCTCGCGCTCGATCGAGGGGCACTGCGGTGCTACGGCTGCTCGGTGGCGCGCGGTCGCGCTGCGCACCGATGCGGGAATTACTAACACAACGGCGTGGAGAATGTCAACATTTCCACATTCGCGGTCACTGGTATTCGACGGTGCAGCGGTCGTTCCCGAGGCACGTTCGTTCGCCGATCGGGATGAGTCGTCCGATCTGCACCCAGCCGCGCTCCGCCTCCGAGACACAAACGTCGCAATGCTCCGACGCGTGGAGTAGCGAGCGCTCGTGCGTGTACCCGGCGCCCGCCAAGACGACGCCCTGCGACGCGTAGAACGCAGGTCGCGACGACGCGGCGTACATCTTCGCGCGAGCGAGGAACCCGCCGTCGAGTCGGACCGTCCCGTCGCGCAGCTGCGTCGTGAAGGCGGCGAGGAAGCGATACTGCGCGCGGACGCGCTGACCGACGCGGCCGAAGTCCGCTGGCGTCAACTGATTCCAGCCGCCGCGGGCGAGCGCTTCGGCGACGAGATGGCTGTCTTTGATTTCGTCGCGCATCGTCGACTGCCAGCTCGCCAGCGTGATCTGCCCGGCGCGCAGCGCGTTCGACGCTTCGAGGACCTTCGCCTGGCTGGCGGCGATGTACTGGTCGAGCCACTGGCGGACCTGGACGCGCGTGATCCAGCGACCGGTGTCTGGATCTCGAAAGCGAGCGGTGCTGCCCGAGAACTGAAACGGCGGTCGCGCCATCTACGCGACGCGCGACGTCTGCCTCGTCGCCCCGAGTTCGCCCTTCTTGCATCGCGTGCATGTGACCTGCCGCGGGCCGGTCGGCGTGAACGTCTCGTGGCACGTATCGCACGCCTTATCCTGGTACGACCGCACCGTCTTACCGTTTCGCCGCGGCTTCTCGTCGGTGCGCGGTCCGAGGCGACGGAGCGCGGGGTTGATCGCGCGGAGCTGCTGGCGCGCCGCCTTCATCGTCCGGGTGACGTGTTCCGTTCCGCATTCGCCCGGACAGGTGAGCACCAGTTCGCGGCCGCAACAGACGCAGCGGAGCGCGCCCGTGGTCGGGCTGACGATCTCCGGGATGTGCGGGCAGCTGCAGCCGCTACTGCGTTCGGCTGTCGGGGATTGGTCCAGTGACGCCGCCGGCGGTGTCATCGCGCTCGGCGTTCAACGCGCGCGACGCTTGCGGCACGCGCTCGGCGGCGAGTCGTTTCGCGCGCGCGATGTCCGCTGCGGTCACTTCGGCCAGTTGATCGAGTTCGGCGGCGCTCGGTGTCTCGGAGTCGCGAATCGGCACGGCGAGAATATAGCCTCATTCGAGGATGCCGTCCGCCTTCTTCTCGCTCTCGTAGGCGATCCCGAATTCGCGCTGGGCGCGGCGCTGGTCACGCGTCTCGCGCTGGAGCCCGCGAATCTCCGAGACCGGGCAGGTGACGCCGCCGCCGCCCGGATATTCGACATGCACGAGGCGGTCGTTCCGCTGTCCGCTCGACATAAATTCGTTCCACTCGGCGTCGATCCGGTCGTAGTCGGCCGGGTCGATGAACCGCCAATCGCGATCCGTCGCGAGCAGCATGCAGCAGACGTCGCCCAGCTCGACGTCGTTGATCACGCCGGGCCACCTCGCGGAACCAGCCACTGCCAATGCCACCACATCCAGCAGTGAAACGGAGTCGCGCCGCCCGGTTTGACGTCGAGGCGCAGCAGCCAGTAAAGATCCGGGGGCAGGACGAACCCCACGGCCGGATTCAGCTTCGCGTTCACGCCGCCGCTCCGCCCGGCGCACCACCGCCGGCCGTGGATCCGGGACTCGACGATGCCTTCGTGCCCTTCGCGCCCACAGCCGCGGCGGCTGCGGGGTTCGGCGCCGTATCGATCGCCACCGCCGTGGACGCTGCGCGTGGCTCTTCGAGCGCCGCCTGCGGCTCGATGACCTCGCCAGCGGCGCCCGGTTTCGGCTGTTTGACGCTGACACCACCGGGGAGCGCGGCGTACGTCTCGGGTGTGAGCAGATCTTTGACCTGCGCCGGCGTGAGGCCGAGCACCTTGGCCGCGCCCTCGAGCGTCGCGCCCGCCGTGGTGATCGCCTGGAGCGCCTTGCCCAGCGCCTCACCGCCTGCGTAGCGCGATGCCGGGTCTGCGGCCATGCGCGACTTCTCGGCGTCGACGTCGTCAACGTCGAGCATGAGCATCGCGGTGTCCTGGCTGATCGTCACGCCGATCGACGCTTCGATCGCCTTCCGCTCCTCGGGCGTGATCGGCCCGGTGTCCAGCTTGCACGAGCCCTGCACGCGGAGGAGGCTCGTGTACTGGCCCGCCTGCCCGGCAATCGCCTCGGCCATCGCGAGCGCCGTCTCGATGAGCCACGTGAACGCGGACTCGACCTCGGTCTTCGACTTGAGCAGCGTGTTGAGATACTCGGCGCGCGCCTGAATCCGCGAGACGGCGGACGAGGTCGCGTCGCCGGTGATCAGCACATGGCGCTGGCCGGTCTCGGCGAGGATCGCGTCGTAGTGCTCATCGGCGGCCGCGATCGACGCGTCGGGCTTGACCGGCTCGCGGAAGACAACGCTGGGGCTGGCGTGCTTGACGACTTTCTCGCCCTGGTCGTTCGTCTCCTGGACGTTGATGCCCTCGATGATGTTCGTCGTGCCGGCGCCGAGCTTGAGCGGCGAGGGGATGAACACCTTGCCGCCCTTGCCGTCGTCCTGGAACGCGCCGGGCACGGCGGCGTCGAGCAGCAGCCGCTCGACGAAGCCGCCCGTCGTGACGTTCCGCGGCACCATCGTGAGCGCGAAGTTCAAGGCGCGCTGATTCTGCTGCACCTGCGGCGTGACGAGCGCGGGGCGGCGCATCTCGAACATGGCGAGCCGGCCGCCGAGTTTGAGCGTCGCGTCGCCCGGCTGCGGCGTGTACTGATCCGGCGCGTCGGCTGCGGGCTTCTCCGGCTCCGCGTCGTCGTCCGAGAGGATCCGGATCACGGTCTCGCCGACGCGATTCAGGAAGCAGAGCCACGCGTAGTCGTTTGTCTCGTCGGAGTCGCCATCGCTGTCGTCGTCGTACGCGTCCGCCGCGCCCTCGTAGCGGACGACGCCGGCCTCGAGCTTCGTGTCGTCATCGCATGCGACCGTCGCCGATTCGGGCTGATTGTGCTCGGGCCAGATCTTGGTCAGCGCCTGCTCGATCGACGCCGCGACGACGCTGCGCATCCCGTCGGCGCCAGCTTCGGTGAGCCCGTACGGCGTGTAGAGGCGGATCGACGAGCGCTCGGCGAGGAGGAGCGTCGCGGTCGCGTCCAGCATTAGCGTCGAGACCTTCCGCGCGTTGAGCCAGTCGCGGATGATGCCCGACGCGGCATCGATCGCCGTCTGCTCTTCGGTCGTCGGCTTCTGGTCGCCCGTCGCGCGGCGCGGCACCAGTGCCCAGCGGAACGGCTTGCCGATGACGCCCGCGGCGTGACGATCGACGACCTCTTTGATCGCGTTCTTCGACGTGAAGATGAGCGAGATCTCGGTCATCGCGTCCTGGAACGCCGTGTCGCCGATGGCCGGGTGCGGGCCGATGTAGCCGGAGCCGTATTGCCAGTGGTCGCCGAGGTAAAACGCGCGATTCACGACGATCGGGTCTTGCGTGCGTCGCGCGGGCTGGAATCGCACCTCGCCGGCCGATGGCCCGATGGTCGCGACCGCGCGCTGAGCGACGTCGATGGTCTGGTGCGCGACGGCGTCCGAGACCGCTTCGTTGGCGTCCTCGAAGCCCCAGAGCGCGAACGGGGACGGCGGGTAGAGCGGCGTGACCGTAGCACTCGACGTGGCGCCGCGCGACTTCCGGAGCGTGCCGCGGATCTTGGCGAGGCGCTGGAGGAGCGTCAGCTTGGGTTTCGCTGGCGCGGCGTCGCTGGCGGCGGTGGGCTCGGCGGTCGTGGCCACGGGTCGGGAGTTGAGGAAACTCGAACCGGTGTGGCGACCACGTCGTCCACGATGCTGCGGGACTACTCGGCGATCAGGATACTACAACGGCGAGCGATCCGTCAACGATTGTCGCGGAAATCGGGGTCTTCTGCGGGCGGATGAGAGAACACGTCCTCAACCGGGAAGCCCATGAACCGGTTCTCGTTCTTGAACGGCGTACGGTCGATCGATGGGTCCGGCGGGAGATACGATTCGATCACGTCGGCGAGATCGCGCACGGCGTCAATCTCCGCGCGTTTTGTCTCTGCGCTGACAAAAGTCGTCCCGACGAGGTTCTCGATCGTGTGGCCGATCTGTCTCAGTAGCCCGACCGTCGCGCGCGTGAGCTTGCGTGGATCCTCGTCGGCGAGCGCCGCGTTGGCGAGGGCGATCGTCGCCGCGAGCCCTGTCACGTCGCGCGTTACGAACGCCGCGTCGGCCAGCGCTCCCTCGAGCGCGTGGCGACCGCTGATCTCTCGCCACCTGTCTGCATCGAGTGCTGGCGGGATGTCGCGCACGTCATCCGACATAACTAAGCCATTCTTTGGGCATTGTTATGCTCACGCTCCGTGCGAGACGAACGATCCGCCGCGCGGCCGCCCGTTCGTGTTCGGCTCGTCGCGCTGCCGAATCATCGGCGAGAGCGCGTACCGCGCCGCGTCCCACGTGTGGTCATTCCCATCTTGCAGCACCGGGAGCACCTCCTGGGTGCGCGGGTCGACCTTGTACCGCCAGAGCCGCGCGTCCTGCACCGCCCGTTTGCATCTCGGGTGTATCACAATTTCCGCATACGTGCGGAGATGCGCAATGCCGTCCTCGACCGAGCCCTTCCACTTCCGCGCGGCGATGACGTTGAGCTTCCGCTTGCGCATCTCGTGGATCGTCTCAGGTCGCGCGGCATCCGCCCGAATCTCCCGCTGGACACCGGACCGGACATCGAACACGCCCGGCATCTCCTTGAACGCCGCCGCGGTGGCGTCGTTGTCGAGCTGCACGCCGCCGGCCTCGTAGTCAACCCAGAGGCGCGAGTCGGCGACCCAGAGCCGGACGAGCTGCGTCGGGTCGTGCGAGAAGCCCCAATCGGCGCCGTAGTACGGCCCCTGCCACGACGGCAGCGCGACGAACTCCGCGACGCGCCACTTGCCGTTCAGCACCTGCGCGTCCGAGCGTGACCACGGCTGGCCGCCCCAGACGTGCGCGTGCGCCTCGGGGTCTCGGACGAGGAGCGTTGCTTGCTCGTCGTGCAGCACTTGCGGCAGCCAGGGATTGTCCTTCCAGCTCACGGGCCGGATGATCGCGTTGGGCTCCGGGTTGACGACGAACTTCGCGTAGGTCGCGTCCGTGGGCAGCGCCGGGTTGAACGAGACCCAGATCTCGGAGCCCTCTTTCCGGATCGTCGGTGTCAGCGTGCCCCACGACTGCGCGGTGACCGACTCCGCCTCCTCGACCCAGCAGATGTCAACGCCCTCGGTGGATTTGATCTGCGCGATGTCCTTCCGGAGTCCCTTGAAGATGAACTCCGTGCCGTTCTTGCCGACGATGCTCGACGCGCCGATCTCGTAGAACCCTTGGAGCGTGAGCGCGCGGATCTGGTCGGAGAGCAGCTTGTGGACCGAGTCTTTGATCGAGCTCTGGTACTCGCGCGCGCAGAGGATGCGGAGCTTTTTCGTCCGGCCATGCGCGAGCAACGCGCGGGCGAAGTTCCAGCTCGAGCCCTTGCCGCGTCCGCCGTACGCGACGCGGTACCGCACGGAGCCGAGCGGCGGGTCGTAGAGATAGCCGAACGCTGGCGGAGTCGCCACGTCGATCGTGGAGCTCGGCGCCTCGTCGTCTGGCGTCGCCTCAGTCGGCTCGCTCGCGACGAGCGCCAGCACACGTGGCGCGGCACCGGGGACGCGCACGACGACCTCGCGCCGATCCTGCGCATCGTGTTCGACGCCGTTCGCCTCGCTGTCATCGGTGACCAGCTCGACCGATCGCTTCGGCGCGAAGATCGTCTCGAACGGGTGCGCGCGAAGGCGGAGGCTCACCGGCGGAGTCCGATGAACCGCGGCGCGATCAGGGCGATCAGCGCCTCGGCCGCTTCGGGAGAGAGCGCGCGGAACCCACGAATGTCGTCCGTCATACCCATCAGCGCCTCGGTCAGCGCTGCCATCGGCACGCGATCCTCGTACGCGAGCATCCGAAGCTCAGCGATCGCCCGGATCTGGTTCGCCGTGCTGTGCGGCGCCTTCCCGGTCCGCTTGCCTTTGTTCTTTCCGCGCTTCGATCGCCCCGGAACGTTCATCGCAATCCGCGAGAGCTTCGGAATCACCTGGTAGAGGCGCTTCGTGGCGAGCGATGAGACGTGCGCGGGCGTCGGGTTCGCCGGCCGCGGATCGCCGCCGCGCATCAGCGCGCCGCCGTGAATCTGCGGGACGGGCGCTTTCGCCTCCGGCTCGGCGGCCGGGCGCTGTTCTTCGCTCATACTGCTTCCTTGAACACACCCACTATTCCGATCATCGTTGTGCGATGAGCGAAACTCCGAACCGCGCCGGCTCTCTGTATAAGCCGGACGCCCCATCCGGGACGCACCCGTGGCTTATGGCCGAGGTCGAATTTGGGGAGCATCTCCGACCCTCGATCGAGCGCCACGTCGCCCTCGCAGCTCAATGCGTCGACGTCGGTGGAGCGTTCTTGGCTAGGGCCGCCAATCAGGCGGGGTCGGTCCTGTACCGCGTTCATGCAACACTGTTGATTCGGGCGCTGCAGGATCTTCGCGGCTGCGTTCTCTGCTCGATGGCCGGCTACACGGTCCAGGCCTGGTCGGTTGCGGCCTCGGCGTTCGAAGCCGCCTATATGCTCGGCTACGTCGGGCGGAGCACTGATCGCGCAGAAGAATGGCTGGGACATTCTTCCGAAACAAAATCCCCAGCGGCCGTCCCCAAGACGGTTGAGAGCACGATTGAGCTTCTCCAGGTCGAACCGAACAACCCTGAAAAGCGCGCAGCCGCCGTCAGCGATGCATACGGGCACTACAAATACTTGTGCATGGCCAAACACATCAACCCGATCTATGAGCGCGACCGCTACATCTTCGGCGTCGACGGAATTCCGAACCTGCTCCTCAGCCCGGTCGTCACGAAGCGCAGGACGTCGCAGGCGCGCATCGGGATTCTGGTGGCGATTCAATCGGCTCATGTCGCGCTCTGGGCCTTCGACGTGATGCACCTCGCGGAGCCGGGCCTCGTCGACGCGCCGTTGGAAGACATGGCTCGCGAGCTCGGCGAATTGCTCTCGTCGGATCTGGCTCGTGATATGTCGCTCATTGAATCGCAAGGCGATCTATAGCGCTGACACGGGTTCGGCGGCCGATACTCGCATTCATGTCCGAATCCTACTCCTCGGGCGGACGTTTGAGTTTCCCCTGCCGTAGTTCCTGGTGGCCCCAATGCCATCGGCGGCAGTGCGGGCACCGATACGCGACCATGCGCTGATCTGATCGGCGCCGGATCTTCCGCGCGAGTCGTAGCGCTGCGCCGGGCGACGTGAAGGACTGCTTTCCGTCGCACATAGCCTGGCGACGCGCGAGGCCGGTCACGATCGGCGCGTCGTGGAATTCGTCAGCTCGTCGACTGTCGCGAATTGCGCGTAGCCCTCCTTCGCTTCAGAGACTGCCGACCGCTGGCGCGGGTAGATCGTCGCCTCGTACGCGTCGCGGTAGAACGCGGCCCGGTATTCGTGGAGCTTCGACTCGCGCTCGTAGTGCTGGTGCAGCGCGCGCTCGTGGCGATACGCGAGGACGGCACCGATCGCTATGGCCGAGAGCGCGAAGATGAACGCGGCCAAGATCACAGCGCCTCGACCGTGACGACGACCCGCGGGTTCGCTGCGTCCTCGTGCCGACGCGCGACGATCTCGACGACCTGCGAATCGTTCAGGTAGAGAACACCCTGCAGCGCGTCGAAGACGACGCCGAGGCGTTTGTCGAGATCGCCGCTCCGGCGCTCGCGGTACCAGTCGAGTGTCACACGCACGGCATCGAAACACACGGCCCCGTCGGCGCCGAGTTGCTCGCGCACGAGGCCCGGCACCATCGCCTTATACTTCCGCGCCTCACTCGACAGGAGCATCCGCGCACTGCCGCGAATCGTGACCATGCGCCACCAGCGGTTCGCGCTCGGCGGATCGGGGAGGGTGACCGTGACCGATTTGAAGTTCTGGCCGGCGAAGAGCGGCGCATACTCGTACGGGACGAGTTTCGCGGCGACGCGCTTCACCGGGAGGCCTTCGCGCGGTTCGCCGCGCGGCGCTTCCGGATCTCGCACGCCTTCCGATCGGCGCAGCGCCCTTTGCCGTGGCTGATCTCAACGACGATCGGCGAATGCGCGGTCATCCAGCATTCGGTGCACGTCGCCTTCCCGGCGCGCGGCGGAGTCACTGTCGTGGAGATCATCGGTCCGCCTTCTGGCGCTCGCTGCGCACCACGCCGTCAGCCCACGCCGCCGTGGTCGCGTCGCTCGAGGTGAGCGGGAGGTCGGGGCGATAGCTCGCGTCGTGCGCGGTGCGTGGATGCTCGACAGCGCCACCGACTTCCGCCTGAACGCCGCAGACAGAGCAGACGAAGATGCCGGGGCGCGGCACCCTGAACGTGCCGAAGACGCTCGTCCGCTCGATTGGCGGCGCCGGCACGAAGTCGTGCTGATGGTCGCTCATCGCGTCACCTCTCGGAAATCCGGCTCGCCGTTGTGGACGTACAGCGTGACGCCAAGCTCGTGTTCCGCGTAGTCGGCTGATCGCCAGCATTTTGCGGCACGCGATGATCGCATCCATGCCCGCGCCGTACATCACGCGGTCGCTGATGCTGATGCCCTGCAGCCCATCGCCGTTCTTCCGCGCGAGGTCGCGCAGCTCTTCGCAAAGATTCGAACGAGCGAACCGTCATCGCTTCCGCCCTCCCTTCGCCTTGAGCTGGGCCTTCACGGTCGCGAGGTCATCGGTCAGCCGCCGGATCTCGACGTCGCGGACCTCGGACACGGTTCGCAGCTGCTCGTGCGAGAGCGCGATCGCGAGGAAGCGCTCTTTCAGATCCGATCCGGCGAGCGGATAGCGTTTCGCGGCGTCGACCCACGAGGCCACGTCTTTCGCGGGGACGATCGTGGAGTCAGACATCGTTCCACGCCTCGGCGCGCATTGCGGTGGATCCAACCGCCTCGCGACCGGGCAGAGGATGCGATTGGCACCAATCAGGCGAGTTGGTGCAATGCCACGATCCGCACTCGCCGCGGCACCAGTTGCAGACGACGTTGTCCTCGGGATTCAAGCAGCAGCAGCAGTCTTCGCCGCAGTCGTGGTGGCTGTAGCCTTCCCCGCCGCAGTTCGAGCAGTTCACGAACTCGGCATCCCCGCCGCAGCGAGCGCATGACGCCGCCTCGCCCTCTTCGCCCTCGTATCTGAACCATTCGATCCCGCCGCGAATTTCGCTCATCGGCGCCCCGGCAACAGCCGAAACATCGTCGGCGCCTCGTACACGAACTCCGGCACCGTGCGCCGGTAGTCGTCGATCGCGCGCAGCACGCGCTTGCCCTGCTTCTCCGCCCGCTCCCGCTCGATGCGATACGCGGTGATCGCTTCGCGGCGCTTGGGATCGTCGAGCGCCTGACGACGAGCGGCTGCGGCCCGGGCCACGCGTTCAGCGGCTTCGCGTTTTCGCTGGGCGCGCTCCTGGCCGAGGATCTCGCTCTGGCTCGGCATCAGCGCGCGGCCTCACGCTTCGCACGCTCGAGCGCGCGCTCGTATCGCTTCGCCTTGCGGTACGACTTCCCGCGGAAGCCGACCTCCCACGCGATGTTCAAGAACTCGCGCTTCGTGGCGTTGTCGCTGAGTGTCGGCTTCGAGCGCGGGCTGACCTTGACCGACGTCGGCTCGTACCGCTCCTGGTGCTGTCGTCGCTCCATGCCGCGCGGATTCACCTTCCGCGTTGATGCGATGCCGCGATTGCGATACCCGCGCTCACGCCCTGTCTTCCGGCGCGTCGGGAGTCGCTGCGACGGGACGAGGAAATCCGTCTGCTTCCAGGAGCGCTTGCCGCGAATGCGGTTTGTTGGAGCGGTCACGCGAAGGCCTCGGGAGAATGGGGCGTGGTCGGAAACGCGGTCACGACGAGGTTGTCGATCCGCGGGAGTGCGTCGAGCACGACGGCCAGCTCCTCGGCCACGATGCTGAGCGTGAGCGAGCCGCGTCGCGGGAGGTGGCGCAGCTCGTTCGCGAGCTTCACGACGTAGCCGAGCCCTTGCGATGTCGCGTCCTCGCCACGCACCGCGGCGCAGTCGAGCACGACGTCGGTAATGCCGGCCGCGAGCTGGTCGGAGACGAGGATCAACAGCCGGCGCATCGTCGGGCCGTCGAGCGTCGGCATGGTCACGAAGAGATCCGCCCGACCGTCCGCGTGCATCTTCCGCGCGACGGCGAGGAAGCACGGCGGCGCGAGGAGGCCACTGGCGAAGCGGCGCTCCGTGGTGGTGATCGGCACCCTGTGCGTCCTCATGCCGGCACCTCAGCGTGCATCGCGTCCCAGGCGAAGCGCGCCAGCTCGTCGATCGTCGCGTCGAGGTTCGCGTTCGCCACGAACAGGGCCTCGCCACATGGCGACGTCCGCGCGCGCATCTCGCGCTCGTGCTTCTGCAGCACGTTCCGGGTCCGCTCGGCGAAGCCGGTGACGAAGTCGTCGCGCGTCACGCGGTCATCCGCGAGCCAGAGTAATCCGGCGTGCCGCCGAGGCGTTTTTGCGCGGCCGGCATGGCGCGCTGTTCCGCCGTCTTCTCGATCAGCGCCTTGACCGTCGCGTCGGCCCGTTCGAGCGCCAACGAGGTCTGCCGTTCCTCCTCCGCGTGGAGGCAGCTCGCCGTATACGCTTCGACGAACCGCTGCCGGGCCCACTTCACGTCGACCTCGAGGATGTTCTCGAGCTCGCGCCGGCCCCCGGCGGCGTGAAACGCCCGAGTCGTCGACGCGCCCAGCGCGAGCGTCTTCTCGCGGCGATCGTCGGGCGAGATTCGGGGATCGTTCCAGATCGCCAGCACGCGCTCGAACGCCTCGGCCGCGTCGAGCGTCGGGTTGGGAACCGGCGCGATGAGCTCCACCAGCTGCGCCGGAGACGGCCAGTTGCGATACGCCGCGTCCCAGGTCTTGAACGCCAGCGCCGTCGCGGCGTAGAACTGCTCGGTCGTGAGCTCGGCGTTCAGCTGCCGGAAGTACTCGGCCTGGACGGGCGGCTCGAGTTCGCGGCCGATGCGGCCGGCGAGCAGTGCCATGCGTTGCAGGAAAATCTCCTTGTCGATCACAGACCCTCCAGGGCGGCTTTGCCAGCGAGGTAGGACCGTTCTCCGGGACCCGGCGCGGTAGGCGTGGTGCGGTACGGCGATTCGGGCTGGCCGGGCGGTGATCGTTCGGCGGCGATCGCGCGGCGCACGTATTTGCGAAAGAGCGCGGCGTTCCAGTCGCAGCCATTCGCGTTGAAGTCGCGGATCGCCACGCCCATCTCGACGGGCGTCGGCTGCAGCGGTTCTCCGCCGTCGAGGTACATCGCCACCGAGGCGACGACGCCGAGCTTTCTGCCGGATCGGGCGACGAGCGCAGTCAGCGCGGTGCGATCGGCGTCGGACGCAAGGCGCTCCGCGAGCGACGCTTCTTGGACCGGCCGCCACGAGCCGCCGTTCGCGCCCGCGGAAGAAGAGGCCTGTTGTAGTTCTTCGTTTCGTAACGTCTCGTCTTCGTTCGCGCGTGCGGGTTGCACTGTCCGCGTGACTGTCGGCGGAATGTCCGCAGGGTTGTCCGCGTGACTTTCCGCGTGACTGGCGGCGAGTCGTTCGCGCTCTTTCCGCTCACGTTCCAGCCGCTTCCGTTCACGCTCTGCGGCGCGGCGCGATTCGAGTTTGCCCGCGTACTCGTCCCACTCGTTGACGCACCCGTCGCCGTCAAGGTGTTGCGTGCGAATGAATTGAGCGAAGCGGCCGGGCTTCTTTCCGCGTCCGCTCCATCCCGCCCACATCTCGAGTTGCCGGTCGGTTCGCTGCCCGACGAGGCCCTCCGTCGCGTACTGCGAGACCGCGCCCCAGAACTGGACAAGGAGCCCAATCGCTTCATGATGCGTGACACCGAGTGCATGGACAGCGCGATCGACAACTGGCTTGTCGACGAGGTTTGCGTGTACACGGATCCAGGGCTCAGCCATGTCGATTCGAGCCCTCCGGGCCGACGTCGAGGTTTTTGGCGCCCGGGGTTTCGACCGAAAAACAGCGTCTTCGTCGACGGTTCATCTGGTCGCGGTCTCCTCGGGATCGAGCATGGGCCGAGACATCGGGACCGGCGATTTTGTGATGCTCTCGACGAAGCGGATCACCCTGGTGATCGCGCGCAACGGAAGGCGCCCGATCGCGCGGTGGACGCGCTCGAGTTCATCGGTGATCAGCTCGTGGCAGCTTCGGCATAGGCAACGAAGCTCGTCGTCTTCGTACTCCCACGGCGCCGCACCGGCGCGATAGTACCGGTGATGAACGTTCAGGCCGCTCAAATCGCCGTTGGGATCGAACGCGAGCCCGCACTCGTCGCAGGCGTAGCTGGCGAGAGCCATGATCTCTTCGCGGCGCGCGAGCCAGCGCCAATCGGAGAGCATTTCACGGTACGTCGGGCGGCGGCCGGACTCGCGGTAGGCGCTCACGCCGCGCCTCCGCTTCTATAGAACAGCCCCTTCCCCGAACGGCAGTAAACAACCGGGGAAGAAATCGGGGAACTTTGGCTGACTTTCGGGCGGGTTTCGCTGTTGTTCGGGGCAGGTTCACAGAGGGTCGAGACAGCCGCGACCCGACTGTTAATCAGAAAGTTCCAGGTTCGAGTCCTGGCGCCCCAGCTTTTTACAGCATCGGCAGTTACGCGGTTGCTCATGCTTCGCTCGGGATCGCGGTCGGGGAAGAAACCGGGGAAGTGGGGACAGGAATCGTCAGAAAGGCGGCGATTTTGACCGCGTCCTCTTTGACGAACGCAGCCACCTCGTGGCGCTCGTACTGGTCGGTGACGTCCTTCGAGCCGTGCCCCATGTAGAGGCGTCGGCGCGTGCGCGGGACGCCGGCCGACTCCATCCAGCGGGAGTACGTGCGGCGCAGATCGTACGGCGTGATCGTCCCCGAGAATCGTTTGCGCATCGACTTCTCGAACCAATCGCGGGAGATCTTCGCGACCGCGGGAACGCGGACGAGCGGCACTTCGCGGAGCCTGCCCTTCCGTTTGGTGCCGCCGATCACGACGCGATCGCTCTCGACGTGCCACGGGCCGTAGTACTCCTTCGTGCCCATGCCCGTCGTCATCAAGGCCCATGCGATCGCGTCGACGGCGTCGGTCTCGGGGTGCGGGAAGTTCCCGCGCATCGCGTCCGGTGTGTGATAGGCGCGCGGGGCTGAGGGTGCGACCTTCCGCGCTTCGACCGCGGCGCAGCTGATGTAGACCGGGTGCGATCGTTTGAGCGTCGCGCGCACGAACGCGAGGGCGTGGGCGCGCGCGAGGTTAAAAGAGCGCGGGTGCTTGATCCCGAGCGTCTTCCGGAGCTGCTCGAGCACCTTGGGCAGATCGGCGATGCGCGCTTTTTTGTTCGCGCGCTCGAAGTAGCGGCGCGACGTCTCGAGCGCGACCAGGTGCTTCGAGGAATACTCGTTCGTCTCGCCCGCGATCCAGGCCTTCATGGAATCGGCGACGAGCGGCATGGCGTCACCGACCGGGAGCTCGTGGAGCGCCTGACGCTTGTACGCGTCGTAGGTCGAGGCGAACGTCACTTGCCGCGCCTTGATGGCGCGCAGGATATCGAGCCGCCCCTGGTCATACAGGTCGCTCAGCATGCGCTCATAGCGCGTGCGCTGCTTAGGGTCGGTCGTGCCGCTCGCAAGGTTGATCCGGCCGACGTCACGGAAGCGCCGGTCGATGCGCATCGTCTCGGGTGTCACGCGGCCACCCTCTTTTTCGCGCGCTGCGCGAGGATGTCGAGCACGAGGCCCCACTGCAGCCGGCGGTCGCGCCCGATCTCGATCCAGGGAAGGTTGAGCTGCTCGACCTTCTCTTTGCTGATGCGGAGCGCGGCCATGACGTGTTCCGGCTGCACCATCGCGTCGTGCGGGAAGGTGACGAGCGGCGGGAACGCGGTGTCGTTGGTTGGCGTCGTCACGTCTGCATCGCCGGCTGGTAGTCCTCGGCGCGTTGGATCCCGAACGTCCAGGCTACGGCTTCGCGCGCGGTCGTCATGGTCGGCGGAACACGAAGTGAGTAGCGCCTGTACGTGCCGTCCGGCTCAGGCGTCGAGTTGACGACGCGCACCATCACTAGATCGGTGTCGTTTGGCCGCGTGATCCGGAACAGCTCACCGTAGTCGTCGGCCTGCTCGCGGACCGCGCCGGTGTCAGCCAGGTAGCGCTCGTAGCCGTAGCGCTCGGTCATGACTCGCCGGACTTCGGCGTTCTCCTCCTGCTGAATGTGGGCGACCGTGATCCAGTCGGGCCGAACGATCACGAACGCCGGGACTAAGACGCCGTGCCAGAAGTAAAGGCGTTCGACATCCGACTCGAGGGCGGCCGTCTCGGCGGAATGCAGGCGCCGACCGGTCGGGATTTCCTCGACGTGCACGGCAGGCTTGGAAAACCAGAACAGCGTGTCGTCGGTGAACTGCATCGTCCACGCGCCGGCCAGAAACGCGTCGTAGATGTGCCGAGCCCAGGGCATCTGGTCGCTCGTCCCGAGCTGCTCGGCGCCGATATGCGTGCACGCCAGATAGGACAGCTCCTGATACCACCAGTACCAGCGAGACTGCAGGCACCACTGGGAGAATCGCTGGAGCGCATTCCCTCGTCGGACGGAGTCCGACGCATCGCGAGCATCGCGAGCATCGCGAGCATCGAGAGCATCGAGAGCATCGAGAGCAGCGCGAGCATCGCGAGCATCGCGAGCATCGAGAGCATCGAGAGCATCGAGAGCAGCGCGAGCATCGCGAGCAGCGCGAGCATCGCGAGCATCGCGAGCATCGAGAGCATCGCGAGCATCGAGAGCAGCGCGAGCATCGCGAGCAGCGCGAGCATCGCGAGCATCGCGAGCATCGAGAGCATCGAGAGCATCGAGAGCAGCGCGAGCATCGCGAGCATCGAGAGCATCGCGAGCAGCGCGAGCATCGCGAGCATCGAGAGCATCGCGAGCATCGCGAGCAGCGCGAGCATCGCGAGCAGCGCGAGCATCGCGAGCATCGCGAGCATCGCGAGCAGCGCGAGCATCGAGAGCAGCGCGAGCATCGCGAGCAGCGCGAGCATCGCCGCCGGCGACTTCGCCGCGGCGCACGGCGAAGTCATCGAGCACGCGTCCGGCGTACCGGACGAGCGACGGTTGTTCGCCGACGTGCCAGTCCGGTCCCAGCCGGACAATCTGCCGCTCGACGCCGAGCGCCTTCAGATATGAGCGCAGCGCGTCTTCGACGGCCCGTTCGTCGAGCCGTCCAGGGTAGTCGCAGGCATCGGCGAACGCCTGCACGATCGGCTTCATCTCTGCGCGCCGACCCATTGTCAGTCGGCGACCTGGATCGGCTCTTCGGCGTCGGACCATTCCCGCTGACGCAGCACGACGAAGCGTTCGCCGGCGGCCAGTGGGATCGTCGCGTGCTCTTCGTGGCGGAGTTCTGCGGCCTCATCGACTTCGAGCAGGCCAACGACTTCCTCGTCGCGAATCTCGGCCTTGAGCCCGACGGACGCCAGGAGCTGCTTCGCGGCCGCGGCGTCGCTGATCGCACGCAGCGTGACCTTCGGCGATTCGATCGCGTGCGCGTGCCCGGTCACTTCGCCGTAGGCGAGCACGATGCGACCCTTGTCCCGGGCGAGGGTCTTGCCGGCCGTCGCCGCGGCGACGGCGATCAGGAGCACGTCGCCCTGACGAAGCATTCTGGGGGGAGTGGATGTCGGACGCTTTCGTGTAGTCATGTGGCCAATCCTCTGGGTCGAACAGGTGGAGTGCTACGGGAGAACTTCTAAAGAGTCATCCGGCGGCGTAGAGCCATGGCTGGCCCATCGCCAGGAACTTGTCAGGATCCTCCTCCGCCTCTGCGCGCGTGATCTCGGCGCCGCCGTAGTACGACGCGAAGAACCCGCAGACGTAGGGCACGAACCACGGCGAGTGCGCCCAGAGCCACGGCCGCTCCGGAATCACGCGGCCCTGAATCGTGAGATGACAGCTCTGGCATAAGGCGAGCAGGTTCCACCATGGATTCTGGCCCTTGTCGCCGGTGAGATGGTGGACCGTCAGAATGCGGAGCTTCCCGTCGCGCGGATGCGTGCACCGCTCGTCGCAGGGCATGCGAACGTCCGGCGTATCGCCGCCAGGGTGGAAGCAGCGAATACACCGCTCGCCCGCCTCGGCGCGCACTGCGTTGTGCAGCGCCTTGCGATCGGGGACGTACTCGCTGCGGAAACGGGACACGGAATCGCGACCTAGTTGACCGTGGAGGGCGTCGACGCCTTCTCGATCGGCGCCGAGAAGATGTCCAACTGACGCGCCTTCTCGATCGACGAGGCGAAGCGCTCGACGTCCGTCGACCAGAACCCCCAGCGCCGCACGATCGAGCCGAACTCCTCGATGTCGTGTTCGACCATCTCGTACGACCCTCCGGTCCCCGACTCCGCGCGCGCGAAGTGCGTCAGCTCGTGGTCGATCAGCGCGATGCGCCGCTCGGCCGTCATGTTCTGCCAGACTTCGTGGTTGACCTCGATCAAGAGATCGAGCTCCGTGAAGTAGTTGAGCTTCCCGCCGATCTTGGACGCCTTCGCCCCGATCGACTTGTCGTGCGTCTTGATTGCCTTCCGGAAGACGACCGCGAGTTGCGCGTTCTGCAGCTCAATGTGCAGCGCCCTCGTCAGCACCTTGGCGATCGCCGCAGGCTGCTCGGCCTTCACGTACGTCGCGTCGTCGTCCCACACCGGCGGGAACGGCGTCGCGCACGCCTTGAGCAGCTCGTCGTGATAGGACCGCAACGCGTCGGGGAGACGCAGCGACTTCGGTGCGGCGAGTTCGTTCGCCTTGGCGATCGTCGCGTCGAGACGTTTGCCCGACTCTTTGCGGAGCCCGCTCTTGGAGCGGTCGGCGGCGGGGGTTGGCGTTGCGGTCATCGGTTGTTCGCTCGGCGTTAGATGGAGGGATGGAACGGGTAACAGCGGGAGAACGGGAGAGGTTAGGCGGCGCGCTCTTCGGTGGCCGGCACGCGGAGGTTGGCTTGGATGATCGCCGCAGCGAGCGGCGGGCAGACAGAATTCCCGCACATCCGCACCTGCGCGGTCTTGGTCATCGGCTTGCCGTTGAACTCGATGTCGATCTTGTACGAGTCGGGGAATCCCTGCGCGCGGTAGAGCTCACGCGGAGCAAGCATCCGCATGCCGATGTCCGCGATCTGATACTCGATTCCCTCAACCGTCACGAGGCCGAACCGGTCGCGCGGCGTGACCGTCGGCGCCGGCGCGTCGAGCCGACCGCTGGCCTGGTCGGTCCCGTAGTACGAGATCAGGAAGGCGCGGACCTCGGCGATGTGGCCGCCGCCGCGATCGTTCGCAGTCACGGTCGGCATCGGGAGCTCGAGCTGCGCGCCGTGCCTCGCGGTTCCGTAGAACTTCGTCAGATGCGACGTGACGATCGCCTTATTCACGTGCCCGGCGATCGTGTGCATCGGGTCGTCGAGCATCTGGCCGGTCGCTTCGTTGCCGCCGTTGTGCTTCGCGAGATACGCCGCGACAAGGTCGCCGCCGTTGCCGGTAGGAACGATGGCGGGCGCGGGTAACTCGAGCGATCGCGCGCGCGGCGCCTGCCCCAAGCCGCCTCGGCGCGACGGATCAGGATCCTCGCCGTAGCGCGGCTTGAGGAATGGTGCGATGAGCGCAGCGTTCGATTCGGCGAGGATCGTGCGGTGCGGGAGATCGGCCGACCGCGGCTCGCCCTGGTACGCCGGACCGCCAGAGCCGACGACGTACGGCACGACGAGCGCATGCTCTCCGCGCTTTGCGCCGGTCACCGTGCGCAGCGGCTCGTCGATCGAGTGCGCGCGCGCGTCGCCGCGATGCGTTGTCGGGACGATGAATGGCCGCGGCGCGTCGATGACGTACCGCTGAATGCCCCGGGCAATGCGCCTCATCGTGTTGTCGGCAAGCGGCTTCGCGCGTTCGAAGATCGACGGGCACGGAAGCGACCAGTCGATGCACTCGGCAGCGGTCCGCCATGGCGCGGTCTTACCCTTTCCGTGCGTCGCCGCCGGCCATGTGATCGGCTGGCCGTCAGAGCGCGCGACCAGGAACAACCGTTTCCGAATCGTCGGCGCGCCGTAGTCGCACGCGCGCAGCTCGCGCCACTCGACGACGTAGCCGAGCGCGGTCAGGCGCCGGACGAAGGCGCGAAACGTGTGGCCCTTGCGCGCTGGACACGGACGGCCCGTCTCGCGTGAGACCGGACCCCACGTCTGAAACTCCTCGACGTTCTCGAGCACGATCACGCGTGGCCGTACGGCCACGGCCCAGCGGACAGCGGTCCACGCGAGGCCGCGGATCTTCTTGCTGACCGGCTTCCCGCCCTTGGCCTTCGAGAAATGCTTGCAGTCGGGCGAGAGCCACATGAGACCGACCGGCCGGCCAGCGCACGCTTCGACGGGATCGACGTGCCAGACGTCTTCGGGATAGTGCACCGAGTCCGGATGGTTCGCGCGGTGCAGCGCGATCGCCTCGCGGTCGTGGTTGATCGCGACGTCCGGTCCCCGGCCGAGCGCCCACTGGATGCCGAGCGAGGCACCGCCGCCGCCAGCGAAGCTGTCGACGACGATCTCGCCCGGTTGAAGCGATCCGTGCACCGTCAGCCCTCGCCCGTCGGGCCGAACTCGCCCGCCGGCACGAGCTTCTCGAGTTCGGCGATCTGGCTCTCGGCATCCGCCGCGGCGTAATCCTTCCGGCCCGCGGCGCCGGCGACACGCTCCCGCGTGGCGTCGTCGACGTCGGCGGAGTCGAGCAGCTGCGTGATGCGCGCCTTCTGCTCGGGCGTGGCCTTCGCGGGGAGCGATCGATTCGTCAGCTCGTAGCTCGCGGAGCCCGCGGCCTCCGTTACTTCCGCGGGCAGTTCGCTCCGAGGCGCGGAGAGCTGACGCTGCTCGCCGCCGGTCGCCAATGCGTTCGGCGCGTCGATCTCCTCGAGCGCGGCGACTTCCTCAGCCTCGAACGCGCGGAGCACTTCGGCCAGCTTAGGCGTCGTCGGCAGCAGCTTGCAGATGCGGTGCACGCACGTCTTAAGGCCGTACCAGGGGATCTCGTCGAGCGTGTATGGCACCTTGCTGTTGTTGACCCAATGCTCTTTCCACGACTTCGAGTACTGCATGCGCACCTGGTCGACCTCGTCGCGGCTCATCACGAACACGCGAACGTCGTCGCGGCTGATCTTCGCCACGGCGTAGAATCCGATCAACTTTCCGCGCTTCCCCATGCCGGCGGGGCGGTGGCGGACGAACGGCGATGAGCCGAGCTCGTACTCGAACTCGTCGCCCTCGTGGACGGCTTGCGCGTCGATGAACCGCGCGGCGCCGGCGCGAATCGCCATCGTGGCGTCGCCCTTGTAGTCGCGCACGGCCTGGCACCGCGTCTCCCACTCCCACTCACCGTTCCCGTTCTTGACCTTCGTCTTGAACGGGACCAAGTGCGCGAGGACGCCGATCTCGAGATCCCATCGCGTGCACTGCGCCACTGCCATCACGAGACTGGCGTCGGTGCAGTTCTGCAGCTCGGGATTCTTCTGAATGGCGAAGTACGTCTCGGCGAAGATGCGCTCGATCGTCACACCGGTCGGCAGCATGGATTCGATCAGCCGGCGCGCCTCGGGCTTGGTGAGCGCAGCGAGCTCTTTCGTCTTCGCGCGTTCGGTCATCGAAGGCGCGGGCGGTTCGACGGTCGCGACCGCGCGGGTGTTGGAACGAACGGCGTTCGTCATGCGGACTTCCTTGTCAAAGAGTCGGTGTGATGCTTCGTGAGTGGCGTGGCCCATTGATCGGGCGGCGGACCCGCTGCTTCCGGGCCGTACGCGTCGACGACGTGCTGATGCATTCGCGCGAGGGATCGGCGCCGGTCCGCGTCGCCGGCCAGGACGGCGCCGAGTTGCTCGTCGTCGGCATCGTCGGGGGACAGCGCCGGCGCGTATTCGTTGGCAAAGATTGGATCGCCGAGCTCCTCGGCTGACCACTGCTCGCGGTCGGCGCGCAATGCTAGCGGGCTCGCCGATACGGTCTGGACCGCCGCGGGCCGGCGAACGTCAAGACGAAGAAAGAGCGTGCGGCGCTCGAACACGCGGAGCGCCTTCTGGTTCAGCGCATGCTCAACGTCGCTGCGGACGCCGAGGATTCGGAGCCGGACGACCGCGTCGTCGATCGGCTGCGAGCCGAGCGCGTCCGCGATCGCCCGATCGAGTTGCTCGGGCGTGAGGCCCTCGCCGTAGAGCGGGTCGAGATCGATGAAGCGCCGGCCTGGCGTCAGCTCGTGGAACGTTTCCGCGCCGGTCTCGAGGTCGACCTCGATAAAGCCTTTCGGCGTGCTAATCTCCTGCCACGGGTTCGAGCTGGTGAAGTCCAGCGAGCCCGAGTACGCCGCGTTGGGCGCGACGTGCTCAAACTGGTGGTAGTGACCCAGCGCGATCCACCTCCAGGCGTCGGCGCTCATCTCGTCGGGCGTGATCTCGGTGAGCGAGCACCGTGTGTCCGCCTTGGTCTGCTTCACGCCCATCGCTTCGCCGTGCAGGACGAGAATCTGCGGGCGATCGTCGAGCGGATCGGGCCGGAGGGAGGGTCGGCCGAGCCCCGGCACATCCGGCACGGCCAGGACGCAGAACTCGGGGAAGCGGAACCACATCGACTCGGCCCATGCGACGTAGACGTTCGGCAGTTCCGCGAAGAGCGGTAGCATCGACGATGCGTCAGTCCGCGCCCAATCGTGATTGCCGAGCGCCATCACTATCGCCGCCTTCGGCAGCGCACGGGTCAGGCGCGCGAACTCACCAAAGGTGCGGACGACCACGCGATTCTTCGGAGAGGCGTGATGGAAGACGTCGCCCGCGACGGTGATCAGGTCCGGCTCGAGCTCGATCGCGCGATCGACGAACCGCGAGAACGTCGCCGAGACATCGACGCTGCGCTGGTTCTCGCCCGTGGGCGCGAGCCGCTGGGAGGCTGTGTGGCCTAGATGAAGGTCGGCGACGGCGAGCAGCTTCATTCGACTGCTCCCAGCGCGACGGCCGAGGCGAGGAAGACGTCGAGCCGCGTGGCTTGCTTCGCCGCTTCCCAGGCGGCCAGGGACGCCCAGCGCTCGGTCTCGGCGTTGCGCTGCTTCGATCGATGCTCGGCATAGAACGGATCCTGCTCGACGATCTTCTCGGCCGCGCTATTCGACGACGCGAGCCCCTGCTCCATAATCCGCTTGATGGCTTCCGGCTTGATGACGGATCTTTCGTCTTCAAGCTCCGAGACGCGGTTGTGTGTGCTCGCGCACCAGTTCGCGGCGCGATCGAGCGAGGCGATGGTCGCGCGGGCTCGTTCCTCGGCGGTCACCTTGCGCGGCGGATCGCTCCACGGCCCGCGTGGCGGCAAGGGATTGCCGGCGCGATCCGTCGTCGTCTCGCCCTCGTCGTCGAACTGCTGGAGGCAAGCGAAATGATGCTCGTGCTCGGCCGAGAGCTCCACTCCGAGCGCGTGCAGCGATTCGATCCTGACCCAGAGATCCTTGCCGCACCCGCGGGTGCACTCGACTAGCAGGCAGAAATCGTCTTCTGGCCGAAGTGTGAACGTGAGGCCATCGACCGTCGCACGATACTCGACGATCGCGTAGTTAATCATCGGGATTTCGTGCTCGACAACGGCGACCGTCTGCGGGTCGACGCCGAGGTGCCGCTCCGCCGCGCGTATGACGTCCTGGATGCGGCGGAGCGCCTCTTCGGCGCGGCGCGCTTCCCTGCCGGCCCTGATCGACGCTTCGACTTCGGCCGCTCGCGCTAGTGCACGTTCGCGGAGCGTCGGCGCGCTCGGCGTCGATTCGATCAGCGCGGCGGTCATGATCGGTGCTCCAGTCGAAACGCGATGCCGATCCGCCGCCCCGTCGTCGGCTCGCGCAACACGTTCTCGACGCGAATCGACTGATCCGCCTCGATCCCGCCGATGACGTCGAGGATCTCGCCCAGCGTCGTGCGCGGGTTCGAGAACTCGAGTGGCGGGATCGGCCCATGCTCGAGCACGATGCGCCGGCAGCGCGCTGCCTCCTGCGCTTCGATCATCCGCTCGCGCTGCGGCTCCGTCATCGCCGCGAGCAGCTCGTCGACGCGAGACTCGGGAGACGCAGCCTCGCTGAGCTGCGCGTTGTATGCCGAGTCCGACGTGAACGCGCCACGCGGACGAACAAAGGCGCCGGGGTTCATCGCGCCCCCCGCGCGCGCTTCTTGGCGCGGCGCTGCTCCGTCTTCGTCCGGCGCTCAGCGTCTGCGTAGAGCGTCGCGGCGCGCTGGAACGCCACCCCGTAGGGCAGCAGATACGCCGTCCGACGTCGCGGCTCGCGGAGCCAGATCCCTTCCTTGTCGAGCATGACGACCAGCTCGTCACCGCGCGACGTGCAGACCTTCCGGCGAACCGGTCGATTGAGCGGCGTCACTGTGCACCCGCTGCGGCCAGATAGAACTTGCCACCGAGGAACCGCTCGGCCACGGACTCCGCCGACTCACCGCGGTCGTACGCGATCCGCACCAGCGCCATCTCTTCCTGCGTCAGCACGCCATGGCCGGCGGCGATGCGATCGCGCCGCGCCTCGTCGTCCTGGACGAGCAGCTGCACGCGCCCCTGATACCGGAGCTCGTTGAAGAGGTCGAGCGGCATCTCGCGGATCGGCTCCTCGATGACACCGTTCGCCGCTCCGCCGAAGTGACGCGCCACGCCGATCGCACACTTGCGACAGCGGAACGTGCCGACGCTCGCGGCCTTGCATTCGATGTACGTCTGCGCCGGCAATCCACACGATGCGCAAGGCACCCTGTTGAACGAACGCGTCCGCTCGGCGACGACGGCGACATCCGCCTCGAGGTCTTGAAAAGAACGCTGCGACATGCTTCCTTCCTGTCTGGTGGTGAGAATTCGAAGCGCCGTTGAACGCGTGAGGCTTGCCGGCCTACGACCGCGTTGGACGGCGCTTCGTGTTGCAAGGGCCTGCGACTGCTGCGCGCTACCGCCCGCTCGGACTCGAACCGAGAGACTCGGGCCTAGCTTCCCGGCCTGGCAGCGTTCCGGCTGCGTCACGGGCGCGCGCATGAGCATTTCCTAGAACCCGCGCGCGAGACGCCGCGCGAGCAATTCGTTCCGCGACCGCTGCTGACGCGCCCGCGTATCGCGAACCAGCACCGCGACGCAATACGCGAGACCCGAGACGAACGCGCCGAGGATGACGTACCGCGCGAGATCCGGCATTACGAGACTCGCGTCCCTTCGATCGCGTCGAGCAGTACGCGCTCGGCATCGAGATTCTCGCGCACCGCCTCCACCGCGAGCCGCTTCGTGACCGGACCGGGGTGCTGCTCGAACGAGCGCACGGCGACATCGGCCTTCCCCTGCACTTCGGTCTCGCGGTTGGACGCGCTGATGAGATCGAGATCGAACTCCCCGGCGCCGGAATGCTTGCGCACGAGCTCCGTGAACGACAGCCGGTGCGAGCTGCTTCTCGAACGGCGGGCGAAGTCGCAAAGCCGCTGGACGTTCTTCATGGGGAACCGCGTCTCGGCTTCTCGCGCGACGTCCTTCAGGTAGTTCCGCTCGGTCTCGTTCAGGTCGGGGACGCTGAGCAGGAATGCGCGAGCCAACGTGCGCAGCCCGGCGAGGAAGTCCGCCTCGCGATCGAGCCGCTCGAGGACCGGTGACGTCGCGGCATTTGCCGATACCGCGCTCGCCTCGGTTTCGTGGTACGTGTGCATGGTGGTGCTCGGTGAGAGATGTTGCGGTGTGGATTCGTGATCTGCTGCCCGGCGTCTTCGCCGAGCTACTCAGTTGTGGCGCCGGCGACGCGGGACGCGATCAACTGCTCGATCGAGGCGCGGGAGACGAACGTCAGATGCGCCCGGTGGTCGACGGTGAGCGTGCCGCGAAGAGCGAGGTTCAGGACGCGCTCTCGGCTCATTCCCAAGAGCTGCCGGGCCGCCTCGAGCGACACCCACTCTTCCGTCGCGTCTGGTAGCGGCTCCTGCTTGCGCGCTTCTGCCATGGGCATTTCCTTCTCTCTGTTGAATGCGTTGCGAATCGGTTTGCAAGGATGTTTCCCTAACGGTCGTGAAGGTACGTTACGACCGGAACGCCGTCAAGGGTGTCGTTATGACTCATCGTGCCACGCTGGCACTTTCGCTCGCCGTTGATCGAGCACACCTCGAACACCGGGTCGCCGGTGAGGATCGACACCAGGGCCGTCGTCACGTCGCTCGCCTGGAGCAGTCCGGACCAGAGCACGCGGCCGTCCGATCGATTGCCCGGCGCGCCGCGCGCGAGCACGACGACACTGCCCGGCGTGATTGGATCCCCCTTGTACGTCGCGGAGAGCCACGCCTCGACGTCGCTCGCTGCGTCGATGGGCTGCTCCTGTTCTTCAATTCTCCATTCGTAGCTCCATGACTCGCCGCGTGAGATCTGTGATGGACTCGGCACGTTCGCTCCTTGGATGAGGCGCGCGGGTTCGCTATGGCGTCGACGCGGACTGCGACGACGCGGTGATCGCAGGCCCCGAGTGCGACACCGCGATCACTTCGGCCGGGAAGGTCTCTCTGCTGTTTGAGCTCGCGCTCACGATCGTGCGCTCGGCGGAGCGGGGAATTCCGACGAGCGATGAGGCAGCGCTCGGGCCGTCCGTGATTGCTGCGCCGCCGATCGCGACGCCGCCGCTTGGCCACCACGCCCGGCGCGTCGCGGTGGCCGCCGTCCCTGAGGTAGATAGGCCGCCGGCGGGAACGAACGCGAACCGGCGAGAGACGAGGGCGCTGCCTCCGGTCCGCACACCGCCTGACGACGTGAGGCTCCAGTGCGCCGCTGCTGGGGCGTGACCGGCGAGAGTGACGCCACCCGATCCGGTGTACGGGAACGTCTGCGCGCCACCGTTCGCCGTCTGCGCTGCGCCGCCCGTGTGCACACCACCGCCGATGACGGCGCGCATGTTGCGCGATACCAGCGCCCCGCCGCCCGTCGTGACGCCGCCGCTCGCCAGCGCCCGCATGTTCCGCGAGATCGGAGCTGCACCACCGGTCGTGACGCCGCCCGCGGCTCTAGTCGCTGCGTTGAACCGGATGGACGCGGAGCCTCCAGAGCTTACGCCTCCGGCGACCCTGGTCGCTGCGTTGAACCGAACGCCGGCCGCGCCGCTCGTCTGCAGACCGCCGCTGACCGGCGCGACGAACAAGACGAAGGTTCCAGTCTGAGCGGCCCCGCCAGTGTGCACGCCGCCCGACGTCGTGAGCGCGACTCGATGCGACTCGGGACCGTGCCCTCCGGTCGAAACGCCGCCGGCGGGGCGCGTGGCTGCTCGGAAGGCGAGTGGCGCGGATCCGCCGGTATGCACTCCGCCGCCCGGCTGCGGAAACATGTGCGCGACAATCGTCGCAGCGCCGGCCGCGATGACGCCGCCGCTGATGATCGCGCGGAAGTTTCGAGAGATCGCCGCCGCGCCGCCCGTCGATACGCCCCCACCGGCTACGCGAGTCGCCGCTCGGAAAGTGAGCGGAGCAGCGCCGCCAGTTGCTACCCCGCCAGCAGGAACGGGCTTCGCCGCGAACGTCTTTGGCGCTGTGCCTGCGCACGACGCGCCGCCCGTCGGAGCCGGGGCGACGTAGTTGTTGACCGCTTGCTTGAATCCGAGAGAAATGGCGAGCGCGCGAGCCGAGGTCGTGTTCGACCAGGTGACCGTCGCGGTGCCTGTCGATCCGGCGGCCGCCT